GAGATATATGAGCAATCAATTAATGGTCCTGACCTTTGCGGAAGCAAGGCAACCCGAATACCGAGAGAAGAAAGGCGAAGGAGAAGGTTATATTGAGTTCGGGAAAAAGAATGATTATCCTAACTACTTGGTCGATTTATACAATAAGTCTGCCAAGCATAATGCGATAATTAAAGGTAAGGTCAACTACATAACTGGGAATGGCTTCAAAATCAAAGAGGGCGTTGACCCTATTGGTGAACAATTCATCGCACAAGCCAACCGAGTGGAGTCGTTGACCGAAGTATTAAGAAAGGCATCCATTGACATTGAATTATTTGGAGGCGCTTACTTGCAAATTATATGGAGTGTAACGGGTGAAAATCTTGCTGAGGTTTATCACGTTGATTATACTAAGATTCGTACTAATGCTGACAATACTCAGTTTTGGTATTCAGAGAATTGGGAAGATAGAAAGTACAAAAGAGAGGTTTACAACGGATTCAATTCTCAGTTACGACAAGGCACTCAGATAATGTATTTAAAGGAGTATCGACCTAACTTGAATGCTTACGCATTGCCAGGTTATTTCGGTGCTTTAAATTACGTTGAATCAGATATTGAAATATCTAAGCACGTTTTAGGTAATGCTCAAACGGGATTTAGCGCAAGCAAATTAATTACCTTACCAAATGGCGAGCCATCGGATGACGAGAAGCGCCAAATTGAACGCAAGTTTACTGATAGGTTTACGGGTAGTGATGGCAAAAAATTTATACTTTCATTTGTTAATGATGCTTCAAGAAAGCCAGTCATTGAGGATTTAGGAGCAAGCGATATTACTAAAGAAGATTTCGGGAATGTAGATAAAATGATTCAGCAGAATATCTTTGCTGGTCATCAGATTACTGCTCCCGATTTGTTTGGTATTTCGACTCCAGGTCAATTGGGAACTCGCCAACAAATGCGAGATTCTTACGAGATTTTTAAAAATACTTACGTAAATGATAAGCAAATATTTCTTGAGCAAGTATTCAGTTTACTTGCCAAATTACACGGTGCTAATAGTGAACTCCAAATCGTACCAGTCGAGCCGATTGGCATAGAGTTTGGCGAAGCAATCATTGCAGCAAATTTAACTAAAGATGAGATTCGTGAAAAGTTAGGAGCGCCAGCATTAGAGCCTAAAACTTCTTCAACTTCTCAAGATGTAATTGATGCGATTAATTCATTAAGCCCATTAGTTGCCAATAAGGTACTTGAGTCAATGACTGCAAACGAAATTCGTTCTTTGGTTGGTTTAATACCCGAGCAAGGTGGAGAAAATATCCCAACTGCGCCAAGTGGCTTTAAGTTTAGCGAAGATGAGGTTGTAAGTGTATTCGAAGAATTTGGTGTTTCTAAAGCAGACTATTCAATCTTTAAATCAAGAGAGGTATTTAGTCAAGTTCCAAATGAATTAGAGGAGGCTTTGCATTTAGAATTTGCCGAGCAAGCATTATCAGGATTAGAGGCTAATATATTAGATTTAATTCAAAAGGATAAAAGAATAACGGCTGAGGTTATTGCTGGAACTATTGGAGTGGACAAAGATATTGTAAATCGTGTTTTAGATGGCTTAGAAAAAAGAGGCATAGTTGGAAGTTCAGTTTCAAGAGGTATCACTGAAAGGAAACTATCAAAGCCATTATCCGAATTGAATGCGCCTAAGCCAACAACTACAAGTTTTATGGTTCGGTATTCATATGAATGGAGGTCAGATATTCCAAGCAATGAACGTAATTCTGCGGACCATCCAAGTCGTTTTTTCTGCGCAAGATTAATGCAATTAGATAGGTTATATTCAAGAGCAGAGATTGAAGCAATATCAGCACGATTAGGTTATAGCGTATTTGATAGGCGAGGCGGTTGGTGGACTCAGCCAAATGGCAATCATTCTCCAAGTTGCAGACATCGGTGGTTTGCTCAAACGGTTATAAAGAAAGGTTAATATGAAGAATATATTATTTATAGGAGCAAATGCAATTAAGGAAAGAACTTCGGTCCATTCTAATATTGATGATAAATTGATAATGCCAGAAATCAAGACCTGCCAGGATATGTATATCTTGCCAGCTTTGGGAACGGCTTTGTATGTTAAACTTCAAACGGGTATTGAAAATGCTACTTTGAGCAATGTTGAAACGGCTTTATTAAATGACTACGTAACTGATACTTTGGTTTATTATGTATTATCAGAGTTGCCCGTTGGCTTATCTTTTCAGTTTTACAATAAAGGATTGGTAAGAAAGACTTCGGATAATAGCGACCAACCTAATATGCAAGATTTGATTGATGTGGCTAACCGTTATCGTTCAAGAGCAGAGTTTTACAAACAAAGAATGATTAAGTACTTGCAAGAGGTAAGCACAAGCAATTTGTTTCCTGAATATATTAATCCAGGCACTGGAGTCGATACGATGTATCCCGAAAGAGATGGCTATCAGTCAAGCATATTTTTAGGAGATGAGAATAGCTTGTTTGGGATGACTTATCCTCAGCACGTTATGAAAAGTAAAGGACATTGCAATTAATAAAATATGCCAAAAGCATTCTCAACCAAAAACATTAATAAACTAATTGTTTATTTACAACAAAATGGCAATAAAACAACTGACATTAAATCAAACAATCAAGCTGATAAGGGATATTGCCCAAAGCCACGACCAAATTAATACGGTCTATTTTGGCGATGTGTGGGAGTTTCTTTCTCAGCCTGATAATGTTTATCCATCGATGTTCTATTCGTTGACTGGAAGCCAAATAAACGGCAAAGAATTAAGTATGTCATTTAGTTTATTCTTTCTTGATAGGCAACTTCAAGATGAGACTAATGAAACGGAGGTTTTATCTGACCAATTACTAATCTGCCAAGATATTATTTCAATGCTAAAGCATCCAAATTTTAATTGGGAGATTGGCGAAGGAATTACATTAGAATTTTTTACTGAAAACGAGAAGGATTATTTAGCTGGAGTGAAAGCCGATATAACGGTTATTTATCCGATGCTTTCTAATCGTTGTCAAATACCAACCGACTTTACATATCCAAGTTAAGAAATGGCAAATAAGAAAATAAACCAATTAGTCTCTAAGACTTCAATTTTATCAACCGATTTATTTGGTATCGGAGATGCAACTACGGGGCAACTATTTAAAAAGACTATTGCTGAATTGCAAGCTGCGATTGGTGGAGCAGTAATTTCGGTAAATGGCTTAGTTGGAACGGTAGTTTTAGACACGGATGACATTCAAGAATTAGCGACTCCGACTAATAAATGGTTTACAGATGCAAGAGCAAGGGCAGCGATTAGCTTAACGGTAACGGGTAACTCAGGTGCTTCTACTTATTCAAGTGGAACGGGTGTTCTAAACGTACCTACTTATACGCTTGCTGGTCTTGGTGGTATTACTGCAACGTTTTTAAGTGGTGGAACTGGTATTTCTTACAACTCAACTACGGGAGTTATTTCGTATTCGGGTACGGTTTATACAGATGCTTCGATTCGTGCTTTGTTTACTGGTGGAACGGGTATTACTTATAACTCGACTACGGGTGCGATTTCTTATAGTGGAACGGTTTACACGGATTCATCGATTAGGGCATTGATTTCTTTGACAACTACGGGGAATAGTGGCGCATCTACCTACAATAATACAACGGGAGTAATAAACGTGCCTGAATATACTCTTGCTGGACTTGGAGGTATTTCTTACACTTCATTAAGTGGAGGTACTGGTATTTCTTACAACTCAACTACGGGTGCGATTAGTTACTCAGGTACGGTTTATACCGATTCAAGTATTAGAGGATTAATAAGTGCAACTTCTCCGATTTCTTATAACTCAACTACTGGAGTTATTAGCTTAACAAGTGGTAATTTAACCGAAGCGACAAGTTCGGTTTTAACCATTACGGGAGGAACGGGAGCAGTTTTAGGAAGTGGAACTTCTATTCAAGTTAAGCAAGCAACTACTTCGGTATCGGGATTCTTGTCTTCAACTGATTGGAATACTTTTAATAATAAGCAAGGTACAATTACCTTAACGACTACGGGTACAAGTGGCGCTGCGACATTTTCAAGTGGAACTTTAAATATTCCTAATTATGGTTCTGCTTTAAGTGGTTATTTACCATTAACTGGAGGTACATTAACGGGTGCATTAGGTGGAACAAGTGCAAGTTTTTCAAGTACTATTTCAGGTACATCAAATATTAGTGTACTTTCAAGCAGTTCAGATGGAACATCTATTAAATTATTTACTAGTAATAATTTTCCTTTAAATGGTAATGGATTTTTATTGACATTATTTGGTAATACTATACTAACAAACAATATAGTATTTTCAGGTGGTGCTTATAAATATGACCAAACTGGAGCTGGAGCAAGTATTAGAATTGCTGCTGGTAATTCTAATGATGGAGATATTAATTTTAATACTTTTGCTTCGGGAACTGCTGGAGCGACGGCAACTGAGGTTAATAGAATGATTGTCAAGAACAATGGCAACGTAGGAATTGGAACGAGTTCGCCAAGTGGAACTTATGGGAAACTTTCAGTAGCAGGTGGAATAACTATATTAGATGATAATAATGCTAAACTAGAAATAGGTCGTTACTCAAGTGGTGCTTCAAATTCTTATATTAGATTAGGCGCTAGCTCGAATAGTTTACGAATTACTAATAATACAGATGCTGCTGATTTAGTAACATTCCAAAATGGTGGTAATGTAGGAATTAATACAACTACTCCAGGAGCTGGTTTAAGTTCTTCTTATAAAGTTTTAGAAGTTAATGGTACATTCCCTATTTTAAGATTATCAAATAGTTCATCTATATATTTAGATTTAGTAGGAGATGCTAGTGCTACGTATATAGCAAATAGAACAAATTCTCCTATGATTTTTACGACTAACGATACCGAACGTATGCGAATTACTTCTACTGGCAACGTAGGCGTGGGAACTTCTAGTACATATAGTGATACTGGATTTACAAGTATTTATATTGGAGGTAGTACTGGAGGACAATTTATAATGGGTAATAGTACTGGAGGAGGGTCTAATAGATATATGCAATTGTCTGCTTCAAGTACTTCGGTTGATTTTCAAGTACTTGTAAATGTTCCTTTTACATTTTGGACTAATTCAGCTGAACGTGGTAGAATAACGGCTGGCGGAAATTGGCTTTTAGGAACAACGTCTGACAACGGAGAACGCCTTTACGTATCAGGTGCAATCAGAGCAACGGGTACAATTACTGCAAACTCAGATATTAACTTAAAGAAAAACCTTTTAAAAATTGAAAATGCTTTAGAAAAAGTAGAGCAAATTAACGGATATACTTACGAGTTTAAAGAGGACGATTCAAAGCGTCATGCTGGGGTTATTGCTCAAGAAATTCAAACGGTTCTTCCTGAGATAGTAAACAAAGGAAACGATGGTATTCTCGGAGTTGAATACGGAAACATATCTGCTTTATTAATTGAAGCAATTAAAGAACAAAATATTAAAATAAAGAATTTAGAAACACTTTTAGCTTCTAAATAGATGCCATTACAAGGAAGTGGCGAAATGTCTTTTGCCGATGTGTACAATGAAATGACGGGGGAATCGCAAACGAATCCTCCTATTTCTATTACATTAGCTGAACTTGGACAACTTCAAAACTCAAGTGGTCAAACTATTGCTTTAAATCAATATTATACTCCTCGACCTGATGGAAGTCTTCCAACGGTATTTCCGACAGAGTGGTATTTGTATTGTCAACGATGTAATATCCCTAATCCTTATTTAACTATTACCAAATCGGGACCTACGGGGGGGAACCTTAATCAGCAATTTTCGTATTATTTAACGATTGTAAATAACGGCACAACGGCAACGACTGCGCCTATTCAAATATCTGATTATTTTCAATACGGATTAAATTTTATTACTCATGTTGGAGATGGATGGAATATAACCGTTCAACAAGTTTCAATTGATGTCGGGATATTTTCTTATAATGTCTTTGGAACTTATAACGGAGTTTTACAACCAAACGGAGTTTTAGTACTTCAGTTAATTGTCAATCCAGTTATATCGACTACGTATTATAATTATGCAACGATATCAGGTGGAGGCGAATCGATATCTAAAACTTCAAATACAACCACTACTTTAATTGGAGGCGCACAAACGTGGACAAGTTCAGTAACTAAAAGATTGGTCCGCACAATCCAAAAGAATGATTGTGGGGACTATGGAATAGGCTCATTTCAAGAGGTATATTCGCCTTTCTTTACGGCTACTTATACAAGTTCAATAAGCCAGGCGGATGCCGATACAAATGCAAATAATCAGGCAACGGCATTATGTAACCAATGGCTTGATGCTAATGGGCAATCGGTTGCAAATCAATACGGGACTTGTGTTTACGGTTATCCTCAGATGACATTATCGAAATCGATGCCAGACTCATTTAATCTTAATCAATCGGGAACGGTAAGGATTCAAATGCGAATTTTGGCAAATGTGACAACTGGGCAAATTGTGATGTCAGATGTTTTGCCAAGTGGATTTGAATTTGTAAGTACGGTTGATATTCCAATTCCATTTAGTTTAACGGTTAGTGGAAAGACTTTAACTTATACAACTTCTACTTCATTACCAGTAGATTACTTTGCCGAGTTTGTATTTACGGTTAGGGCAATAACGGTTGGGAATTACACAAACTTTGCTTCTGCTTATGGAGGGAATATTTTAAATAATTATGCTCAAAGTAATACGGTGTCAACTTATGTATTTGGACAACCATCATTTGCTTTTTCAGTTGACTCGTTTAATGAAAATTTTAAATATCCAAGACCAATAACTGCAATACCTACGGATGAGGCTTATTATGTATATCGATTAACAATTGGCAACCAACCAAGTACTAATTCTTCTTTGGTAGCCATGCGAATTACCTTACCTAACCATTTAAGAATTGTTGACCACGTTTCAGTATTTATTAATGAAACTTATTTTTTTTATTCTCAAGGTCTTTTACCTTATGAATTGTTAATATTTCAACGTAGTAATGTAACCGTTCCCGTAGGACAATATATTTTTTATGTCAGGATAAATTTAGTTATTGATTATTATAGAATGTCTTCAATAGTACAACCCGTATCGGGAAGACCTTTTGATAATTTAATAATTAATTCAAATAGTCAAGTAGTTCCAAGAAGACAATTTACAAATTTTAAAGGTTTTGTTGGAGGGACTCAAGTACATGAAGATGAAAGGTCAATTGATTGGGCGAACAATTATCAATTTTTAGCAACGGCAACTTGTAGAGATACAAATCAAAACGTTATTGCTCCTATTGATACTAATGATTTGACTTGGGATTATTCGATTAATAATAAAACTCCCGTAAGTCAACAATTCCCATTGACTTACGATGCTGGCATAAATACTTTTACTGCCGTTGGTAATATGTATGCACTTAATGCAGTAAGAGATAATTTATTTGGTAATATAAATGTAGATTATCCATTTCAAACAAGTGGGACATTTTGGATAAGAATTTATTATAGAATTTTTCATAAAGGAAGGCATATTACTACTGCTTATGTTAATCCAGGTGATATTTGGTTTCAATTATTTGATTCAAGAGAAGATGTTTATGTTAATATATATGATAATGAGCCAAAGCTAAGAAATGTATTATTTAAAATAATACTTAATCCAAATGGAACATACAGATATTGGCCAGATTAATAAAATTTTGAATAATAGCTATTTATAATTGTAAACTAAACAAACAACCAAATGAAATTAGATTTTAACTTTGACTTTATCGGTCTTGATGACCAAGTATTTGAGGGTGGTAATGCTGGTAAAATGTTAGCTGGCGCATTAGCCTCCGCATCTAAAGGAGATGCACTTAAATTTTGGGATTGGGCAAAGAAATTATTTAAAGGCGAGGTCTTAGATTTAGACAAGTCAGACCAAGAAACTTTAAAAGGATTCGTAAAAGATAGCGAATCATTTACCGTTTTAGCGAAAGCACAATTATTAGAGATATTTATTAAAGACTAATATGATAGTATTCATTGAGCCAGTTAAGGGAGTTAGAGAAATTGCAGACCGAGTAGAAATTAAGGTCGTTAATTATGCACTTCAAAATCCTGAGCAAACTTTGTATTTCAAATTGATGAGCCAATTTAATCCTATGATTGAAGAAGGTAATCTTATTATACCTGAGCCAATCGTTGCTCAATGGGGAGTTGATGACTCGTTCATTGTTAAATGGGCTTTACAAACATTAGGCTTAGAAGAAAAGAAAATCGTTCCAGTACAAGAAGAAGAAGTATTGATTGAAGAGGAAGAAGAAGTATTGGTTGAAGACGAAGAAGAAGTTGCACCTGAAACTGATGGCGAATAATGAATGATTGGGAAGAGGTAATAATACCAGGAATAACGGGATTATTTGGTTCTTTAATTACTTGGTTATTTGGCAGAAAGAAAGAAGGAGTTGAGGTACAATCGACTGAGATTACTAATGTTCAAGAAGCTATTAAAATTTGGAGAGAAATGGCAACGGATTTAAAAGCAGAGGTTGCCGACTTAAAAGATAAGGTCGAAAGTTTAACAACTGAGATTCATAATCTACGTTCAGAGAATGTAGAACTAAGAGCAAAATTAGATGAAAGTCAACCAAATAAGCCAAAAAGGACTAAGCCTAATAAAGAAGTTTGAGGGAGTTAAACTCAAGCCTTACTTATGTCCAGCTGGCATACCGACCATTTCAATCGGTTGCACCTATTACGAAGATGGAACTAAAGTCAAAATGACTGATGCGCCAATAAGTGAAGCGAGAGCAACGGATATATTTTTAAATGTAATTAAACATTATGAACGGAGCGTTGACTCATTTTGTCGTGATGACATTAATCAAAATCAGTTCGATGCCCTTGTATCGTTTTGCTATAACGTGGGCGCTGGCGCTTTAAAGAAAAGCACATTATTAAAGAAAGTCAATGCTAATCCAAATGACCCTTTAATCAAATTAGAATTTTTAAAATGGAATAAAAGTGGAGGCAAAGTTCTTAACGGACTTACCTTGAGAAGACAAGCAGAATCTGAATTATACTTTTCGTGAAACAACTACTCATCGGTTTGCTAATTGCAAACTTTTTTTATTCTTGCAAGCCAACTAAATCGGTCATAATCGAAAAAGAAAAGATTCGTATTGATACGATTCGTGACTACAAAGTAATTACTAAATATGATTCGGTCCACGATACGCTAACCATTGCTAATCCTTGCGATTCTACGGGCATACTGACACGATTTTATTCTAAAATAACCGTTCCTCAGGGTCGCATAATTATAAGGTCTTACAAAGGCAATATTCAAGCCACGATTAATATAGATTCTATTGAAAATGTCTATCAAAATTTGTATGCTTCTACTTTGTCAACCGATAAATTAATATCTAATAAAGAAAAAGTAACGAATATTATTCCAACTTGGTGTATCTTAACCATTATTTTTCAAGGACTTATAATCTTTGGTTACTTATATTTAAGAATATTTCATGTATAAAATAGATATTGAGCCAGTGGAGAAGCCAAAATCAAGAGCAAAAGATTTACTTGATACTATGATGGATGTAATGGAGAACATCGAACACGTTGATGATGCTGCTTACGTTTTACGAATGAAAGTGCTAAACAATATCGAATTTTTAGTCGATGTTTTAATGGAAGAATATGAACAAGGACGATAAATTAATTAAGATTAGGGAGCATTTCTTTTCAACAAATCTTAGCAAAACGGATTTTTACAATTCATTTTATGAAATGTATGGATATAAAAGTCCAAATTCATTAAGGAAATTAATGAGTCAATACAATATTTTGGCAAAGGATAGGTCTTTGCAGGCAGTTAATCAAGAGATGCCACCAGTAGTCGTAAACTATAACCTTGATACATTGGACAACTTTGGGATTGAAGATAGCATTGGCAAAGAATATGTATCGGCTAAATTACCTAACCACTTAAAAAAAGTCGGAATCTTATCTGACATTCATTTTCCTTATCACGACTTGACTGCTTTGACTTGCGCTATTAAGCATTTAAAGGAGCAAGAAATTGATTGCTTGTATCTTAACGGAGATATCCAAGACTTCTATTCTATTTCCAGGCACGAAAAGGAAAAGGATATGCGAGACTTTAAAAGAGAGGTCGACATGAATAGGGATTTCTTGCAGAGGCTTAGGGATTTATTTAGAACGATTCCGATTTATTATAAATTAGGCAACCACGAGAATAGATTTGCTAGGTCATTACAATTACAAGCTGAAGAGTTTGCGCAATTACACGATTTACAATTTGATATATTTTTTAGGTTAGATAAGTTAGGCATTACGATGGTTGAAGATTGGCAGGGTATGGAGATGGGCGATTTGTTAGTGCTTCACGGGCATGAATTGTATGGTGGTGGCGGAGTAAATCCAAGTCAAAATCTATTTAACAAGACTATCTGCAATACTTTAATTGGTCACGTTCATAGAACTTCAACAACTCAAAAGAAGACTGGCTTTAAAGAGTTTATAAATACTTATAGTACTGGATGTTTAACTTTATTAAGTCCTAAGTATATGCCGTTTTCAGCTCACAATCACGGGATGGCTATCGTAGAAATAGAAAACGGAAAAAGTCACGTTCAAAATATTCAAATAAGGGATGGTAAAATTATAAAATAATAGTATATTTGTGAGAGCAACTGCAACTGCTATCAAAAACTTTAATGGCTCATTTCATTGGTAAAACGTTGCAGATTTACTTTTGATTTGAGCCTTTATTTTTATGGAAATTTGGAAAGATATTATTGGTTATGAAGGACTTTATATAATTAGTTCTTATGGTAGAATTAAAAATTTAAGAACTAATTTGTATTTAAACGTTAAACAACGTTCTGATGGTTATATTAGAATTGGGTTATATAATAAAGGCAAGCAAACCTATTATTATTTAGCAAGGTTAGTTTATAAAACATTTAAAGGTATTGAAAATAATAATTTTGAAATTAATCATATTGATAATAATAAGTTAAACAATAATTTAAATAATTTAGAATTGATTTCAAGTAGAGAAAATAGTTGTCATAGGTCAAAATTAAATCCTAAAAAAAGTAGTATTTATAATGGAGTTAGTAAAATGAAAAACAATAGTTGGAAATCTTACATATATTTTAATGGCAAACAAGTTACATTGGGTATATTTAAAACTGAATTGCAAGCATACAATACAAGAGTGCAATTTGAAAAGGACAATAGTATTCTAAATAAATATTTGTAGGTTTGTGTTTTCATAGTTAAATAGGTTTAAGTAAATAGAATCCCTATCGGTCATATCGGTGGGGATTTTTGTTTTATAGCATATTTATTAAATAGGTTTTTAATAGGTAACCTATTTTTAACCTATTTTTTAGGGACTATTATAGGGAGTACTCCCTATTATTAAAAAAAAAATTATAAAAAGTTTTTTTATTTAAAATAATAGGTATATATTTGTTCAACAAACAAGGAAATAAACTTAAACCAATCAAAAAATGGAAAATTCAAATCAAAACACAGTTAATTTTTACGAAGGTTCTTATCAATTTCAATCAGAAAAAACTCATTTAAATATTTCTACGGATTATATTCAAATGATACTTGCAAAGCAATATGAGCATCGCCCAACAACTGAAAGCTTATGGGCAGAAGTTGAAAACTTTGGAATTAAGCAAAGATTTTCTTTTGATTATAAAACTGGCTTAACTTTAATTTTTCAATATTAAATACAACCCGAGCCGAAGCGGATTCTTCGGCAATCTTAAACCAATAATCAAATGAAAAAGTCAATCAATTACATCAAAGATTTTTACCAAACTGACAGAGAAGGTTTACTTGGTAGCATTGCAATCGCAATATTCTTTTACTTCCTATTGTTTCATATTATCCCAATCATCTACTAATATGATAAAGTATAAAGCAAAATTTCAAGACGAAGCTGGGTTCTATCATTGTACCTGGTTTTGCGAAGGACTTGAAGACTTTTGGTCTAAAGTGTATCGTGAAGAAAGAGTTTACAAATCAAAATTTATAGAGTTAAACCAAGACTAAAAATGGAAAATAAATTAGCAGAAATTCAAGCAAAAGTAAAAGCACCTAAAGGTCAATTCAATTCATTTGGTAAATACAACTACCGAAGTGCTGAGGATATCCTTGAAGCAGTAAAGCAAGTAGTTAATCCAATGGGTTATTCTATTACGATTTCCGACACGATAATTAACGTAGGAGATAGATATTACATTAAAGCTACTGCGACTCTCTCAAAAGGACAAGAAACGTATTCTACGGATGGATATGCAAGAGAAGAAGAAAGTAAGAAAGGAATGGATGGCAGTCAGGTAACTGGAGCAAGTTCTTCTTATGCTAGAAAGTATGCGCTTAACGGACTATTTGCATTGGATGATACAAAGGATTCAGATGCTACAAATACTCACGGCAAAGAGGAGGCTAAAAGTTTACAAATGTGGAAACAAGAGATTGACAAATGCGAATCGCTAGAGGAATTAAATAGCTATTATGCTAAATCACAAAAAGAAATAAATAACGAGCAAAGAATTATTCAATTATTTTCAACTAAAAAATTAAGTTTCACAATTAACCAATAATCAAATGAGCAAATTAGTAAGCATTTCAATTAACGTAGATTTGTTAGACAAGTCTAAATTGTACAAGGGTAAGAAAGGTACTTACCTAAACATCAGCGGATTTCTTAAAGAGGATGCTGACAATTACGGGAACTTCGGTTTTGTAACTCAAGACGGAGTAAAGACTCCCGAAAGCAATGCGCCTATATTGGGCAACTTTAAAATTAAGGGAACGGAAGGATTTGGCGCACAAGCATCAAAGCCAATGCCAGTTTATGATTCTCCAAGTGCTACATTAATCGAAAACGATTTACCTTTTTAACAATGGAAGAAATACAATTTAATCCACAACAATTCGAGATAGGGTTATTCGGTCATAATCCTATCCAAGACATGAGCAAGGCTCAGATTAATCACTTGGTTCATTTGATTAACGAGGGCATCAAGGAAGGGGGCAGAGACATTAAGTCTTTGCTTGCCATCGCATCGAAATACCAGTTGCTATTTGCTGAACTGGAGAAGACTTTAAAAGAGCAAGCAGTCGATGAATTACTTAAATACGACAAAGGTCGATTCGAGGTCCACAACGTTGAGATGCAAGTTGCTGAGGTTGGAACGAAATACGACTTTAGTGCAACCAAGCAATGGGTAGATATTCAGGACCAAATCGATGAATTAAAAGAAAAGCAAAAAGAGGTCGAGAAGTTTTGTAAAGGAATCAAGAATAAAACTATTACGGTGGATGAGGAAACGGGCGAATCGTTTGAGTTCTATCCACCAGCTAAATCAAGTACAACATCAATTAAAAAAACAATACTATGATGATTAAGATAAAGAAAAATATTATACATCAGGCGGTTGCCGATAGTTTAAATAAGAAAGGTATTTTACCTTTTAGCGCAAGAGAATGGAACGTTCAGAATGT